CAAACATTATAGTATGCAAGGTAAGGACGCTTGGTCTTACATCAATCCAAAGTCTGGCATTACTCGTGACGAGTACGTCAGGAATGTTGCTGACTTCTACAGGTACGGTTACGGTACAGGAAAGCACGGTGCGATTGGTCAAGTAGGTATTGATGAAGCTGTGTACAAGACATCCAAGATTAAAGAAAGGTTTATGAAAGCCTTCTTCCTTATGAATGGTTTGAAACTATACACGGATGCTACAAGGGTTGCTCGACTATCTTTAGCTAACGATGCTATTGTTGGAGACTTGGAGATTATAGGTATGTTCCCACCCGGACACCCGGGAAGAAACAGTGGCCTGTTCCAAGACGCTTTCGGTAGGTTGAGAGAGTTGAATATCGATCCGGATGCTACATCTAAGAGATACTCTGACGTTCTTAAGACAGTCACTGAAAGACTTGGTGGCGAAGAGGAAGTTAACAAACTATCTCCTGAAGATCTTTATACTAATCTTATCAATGCAGATCCAAAGTTCTTAGACACTATGGACATTGCTCGTATGAGTTGGGTTGATAATGCTATTGCTCATCCAGAAGCTATGAATAGACCTATGTGGTATTCTAATCCACACTACAGGTTGTTCACACAGTATAATGGTTTCATGTCTGTATTTACTGCACACATTCTACCTAAGATCTGGAAGAAAGTTAAGAGCGCTGATCCAACAGCTCAGTATAATGCAGTAGCTATTGCAGCTACAATGATAATGATGGGCTTCATTAGTCAGATGCTTAAAGACGAATGGAAGTACGACGGAAGACCCGGATGGATAACAGACAAGGGCTATGTACAGAGAGGCATCTCTTCTTCAGGATTGCTTGGCACTCCAGAGAAGTTCCTTGATGCTATCAGTCCTTTGTATGACACAGGTCACAAGTCCGTTACTGGACACGTGCTTGATGCTACGGAAGGATTTGCTGGTCCAACATTCCAACACGGTAAGAATCTTCAAAGGCTATTTATGGCTCAGCTTGAAGGCAATGAAGAGCTAAGGAATAAATACCTTGCTAAAGAAATCCCTATACTTGGAACAGAGAAGGGCGTTAAAGATTGGTTCGTTGAATGAACTAAATAACACAGGAGTTATAGATGGCTTATACAAGTACCGCTACCGTTAAGGGGCAACAACAAGTTGCACCCTTTAAGAGAAAGGGAGAGGCGACGGGCGCATTAGGGGATCTTATTGATCTCCTTAATGTTGGTCCTCAAACAGAAGAGGCAGCCAAAGGTGTTCTCGATATTGTTGATACCGTTTATGACTCAGCTGTCACGGAGGATCTCGTTGCAGGTCCTAACGTGGCAGGTCCAGTTGTTAATAGTGTTGGTGCATCCATATCTTCAGATCAAGGTTGGGCTGACCTTATTAAGAGCCGAGTTGGTGACGATGCTTATGCACAACCAAACCTAACTAAAGAGCAGGAGCTTGTAGAGCTAGAAGATTTTGCTGAGAAGCGTGGCGTATCTGTTCAAGATGTTGCTACTAATCCAGCACTCTATGAGGAGTTTGGAAGACACCTTGGTAAGGCGTTCAATACATTGAGTGACGATAAATACTTTCGCTACAATGAAGATGGTTCGTACCCTAAGGATAATGTTAGAACTCCAACACCTTGGGTGGATCCACAATTTGTTAGTCAGGTTGTTGAAGATGAGGGAGACTTCTTCTTTAAGGATCCAAACACATCCGAGGAAGAGGATGCTTACAATGCAGGCAAGAGGACTCACAATACATTAAATGAGACTTTAAATGCAAACCTTTATGGAGCGTCTGTTCAAGACGTTATCGCCAAGAAGATGGCATCTGAGGGAACTCACAGCGCGGAAAGTATTGCAGAGTTCATGACTAAGTTTGTAACTAGTTATGCATCTATTGCTGAGCAGAACCCCAATGCTGGTAGAGCTTGGTCAGACATTATGTTTCACTCGGTTCTAGCTCAGACACGTAATAATACATGGAAGGCTCGTCTAAGAGATGAGCAGTCTGATAGTGTCGAGAGAGAAGATCAAGATCACTCTGATGCAATGACAGGTATTGCTGACGATAGTCAAATTGGTCACATGATTCTTGACTCTATGGGTGCTACAGAAAGTTCACCAAAAGAGAAGAGCTTAGCAGGTTCACTTGCTAGGAACATAGTATCCAACACGTTCTCTGAAAAAGAAGATGGTGCGGATAACCTATGGGAAGACAAGCTATTTGAAATAGAAACTGTTCAGAGCACATCTGAAGAAGGCCCTAAAACAAACCACCTTATAACTCTTACCCATAAGGGTCAGATGTTTGCAGACAGGCTTCAAGATTTAACTGAGCAACTTATCCCTTCATCTGTTAGAGATGTTAGGTACGAGAAGAAGCAGTCCATGTTAAAGGACGTTATACCTAGGGGTCATAGAGGACTCAAAGGTTTACCTCACGGATCTCTTGAAGAGAAGCTGGATCATATTAATGTTCAGGAGAATACTCCGGTAACTATTCATGCTCCAACGGCAGCTGCTATAAAAGCTATCTTGTTTAATCCTAATGCGGTTAACCTCTTGAACGGACCTAAGTTCTTAAAGATTAAGGGCGATGGTAATAACAATAAAGGAACAGTTGGTAGACGAGTTGGTTATGTTCTTAGAAGAAACTCTCGTAGTCAACTTCTTGATGAAGCTGGTAATGTTACTAACGACCCTCAGTTTGCAGAAAAGATTGACGACATGAGTGACACCGTTAAGGACAGTGCCTTTAAGAAAGACCTACAGTGGGCTGAAAGAAACGCAGGTGGCAAGCCGTTTTATTATGATTACTTTTATGGTGTCAATAATAGAATGAGTGTTGATCAGACTGTTGGAAACTTCCAGCATAGTAAGCTTGCAAGATCTATGATTGCTGCTGGCATACCTTCTATATATAACTTGACAGGTCCTAACTCAGAGTACAATAAGACAGTCATGAAGGCTGGTATCATGAAGAGGTTCGGGTTCGATAAGGAAGATGTAGAAGCCGCAGCCAGAGAATACGATACTCATATTGCATCCTTTACGAATGCGCTTAATGATCTACAGGGCGACGGTGCTATCAAGGCGATGGAACTTGCCGGTAAGCACGAAGGCTGGGCATCGTTAGCTGCAATGGCAGAGGCCGTTGAGTTTCAAAAAGCTATCGACGCGGGTCACAACTATTACTCTTCAGGATTCCTGACAGAGATTGACGGACTTACAAACGGCATGGCTCATTCTGCTTGGCAGAGTGGAGATATTAAACTTGCAGGAGCTACTAACCTATTCGCAGATAAGCAATACATGATATGGAAAGAGGGCGACAAGAAGTTTGATGACGCTTATGAAATGCTTGACGATGAGCTTAAGAAAAACTTAAGATGGCTTTGGAGTGAGGATGGGAAAAGGAAAGGGTTCAAAGGTACTATTACCGAACAGACTTCTGCTGCCTTTAAAACCATTCTGAGAGGCGCTAACTCTAAGAACTTCAGGGACGCTATGTCTTTGATAGGTGAGCAAGGAGGAATCCTTGGAAGATCTTTTGCTAAGAAACCTGTGATGATCTTTGGTTATGGTGCTGGTCCTGCTAGGATTTTAGAATCTGTTCAATCGTTTATGACAGACTTGTTTGCAGAGAAACCACACCTTAGAGATACATTACTAGAGAGTGGCATTGATATCGAGAAGGACTTTATACTACCACTTGGTGTGTCTATGGCAGAAGCCGTAGGACAGAAGTTTGGTATTGTTAAAGAGCTTGGTAACGCTTTGTCAACAGCAGCGTCGATTGCACATAGACAAGACTTTACATTATCGATACCAACTACAGCTGGCTACAGGATTAACCTTGGAAAAAGAGAGGTTAGTATTGATCCGGAGAGTAGGACTAGATATTCTTTTGCTACTGGACGACACACTGTTGATAAGGAAACCGGAGAGATGAAGCCTGTTAAGAAGCAGGGCTCTTCATGGATGACAAAGAAAGAGTTTAACTATTGGGCTGCAGGTTTAGATCCCGATAGTCTTAAGGCTGCGTCTCAGATCACTGTGATGCTTAATCATGCTAACGACTCTATCAATATCAACAGAGCTATGTCTAATATGGACAAGAGGATCCTTGCTAGAGGTCGTGGTAAGATGGGGATGGCTGGTAACACCGCCCTCCAAGTCTTTGATGGTCTGTTCGTAACTCCTTTACAGGCTGGTGAGTATACAAAAGAAATGAATGACGTGTTCAGACAGCTCAATGTAGACTCAAGCCACGTGATGAATGTGTTTGATTCCTTGACCTTTGAGTTAGGCAATGACGGTAGACGTATCTTAGATCCTGTTCCGGGCACTAGGAGACCTGCTGATGTAGGCCTTTCTAGAACAAAGGAGTCCATGGATCTTCAGAGGTACAAGAGGAGACTTAAGCCACTGGCAGCAGCTGATGCTGAAGCTAACGGTGTCTCAACTTGGAACTCAAGGTATGATGGGGATGCATTTGATTGGCATACTCCAGACATGTCTGACGATTCTGGCAACTTTATAATGGGATCGAAAACTCTTAGAGAGAAGCTCTTTTATATTGAAGCTCAACGTAAACAGATGGACAAAGATATTACACATATCAGACAGTTCTTCTGGGACAAGAGTTCAACCAAGTACGCAAGAAGTTAAAACAAAAAAACCCCGACGGGATCCTTTACGGAACCTGTTGGGGTTGTTTTGTTTAGTATCCTCGCTTCTGTCTAACCTTCTTAAGAAGTTTGTGTGACTCTCGACGACCATTGTCTGCTACCTTTTGGGCCCATTGCTTTGCCTCTCTGTCTTCACGACCATTTGCTAAAGCCATTTCGTATTCCAGTTGTAGGTTCTTTTCGTATGTATCGTTGATCATCCAGTCGTTGATGGCCGGAGTGTTTGCTAACTCCTGTGGCGCACCAAGCTGGTCAACGTATTCCTGATCAAGTATCCCTTCAAGGGACATGATGTTATGTTCTAATTTCTCGCTCATATTTATCCTGTAATTATTGATGACTCTTTCTCTTCCTCAGAGTCTAAGTATTCTACAAGGGCTTTGATGATGTTACCATCCTCACCCATAGGGTAAACCATTTCGATTACCTCTGTTCTCTTAGCCTTCTCGTCATCGTTGATGATTGTGAAGACCGCTTTAACGATAGTTGTCATTGTCATCTCCACTTACTAAGTTGTATCCTAAGATAGCCATGCTTTTAATCAGGCTTCTTAGTGCGTCGTTTGCTGCCGCTTGAATTTCATCTGGCATGTCGTCGCTGATTAGCTCTTTGCATGTTACTGCCATTTCAATCAAGTCGTTTGCTGCGTTTGTTATCATTCTTCTCCTTCTGGGTTTTTATATCCTAAGACTCTTTCACCGTAGTGAAGTCCGTCGTTTCCGTTTTGTCCTATGATGTCCATGCGTTCGTCGTCATCCTCATCATAACTAGGATGTCCTTCAAACATCTTGTCTAATTTTTCAGCGTACTCTCTGTGCTGTTGACATAGTAGCAACTCCTCATCGGTAAGTAATAACCTATCTAATACCTCACTCAAGGTGTACCTCTTACCGGACTTTATATTTCCTATTGAATCATGATCGACCCAGCAAGGATGCTTATCGATATCCATTTCTATTTCCTTTATTATTCTGAGGGATTGTTACATCCCCCAGAGGTTTGATTTACTTTCTCCAATCCCTTTTCCAGAAAGGTCTTGGTTTAGTTTCTTCAACGGTCTTTTCTTTCATCATAGACCGACGTAATTACCGACAATCATGAGCAGTACTACTGCACCGAAAATCAACATACCTTTATTCTTCAGTAAGTCTTTCATGTTTACTCCTATTGTTAAGTTAGTTTCTTCACGCTATCACAGATACCAAACTTCTTAGCCTCTTTAGCGCTTAGCCATACGTCATGCGGTGGCATGAGGTTTTCACGTACAGCTTTCTCAGTTAGACCAGTACACTTTCTGTAATGATCTAGTAGCCTCTTAGTTGTTAACTCCATCTCTTTCACTCTAGCAAACAGCTCGTGCTCTTTACCCATTGCTCCCCAACTGTATTGGTGAGACAGGATGGCAGTGTTTGGTGTCAACACTCGGCTTCCTTTTTCTCCCGACATGAATAGCAGCAGACCACAAGATGCAATCATTCCTAGACCGACGGTCTTGATTGGGATCTTTGACCCCATGATAACATCTACCAGTGCAAAGCAAGCGTTAAGATCTCCGCCCCTAGAGCAGACAACCAGTGTCAACTCTTTGGGCTTTTTCTTTTTCATGTTCGCACTAAGTATCCAGTCAATAACTGGGGCCATACTTTCTTGAGTTACATCTCCCATCATTATGTATACGCCCTTACTTAGCAGCTCTACCTTAGGTGGGATCATCATCTCCAATCCTTCTTGATTATTCTTACTCACTTTGTAACTCCTTTCATCTTATTAAAATCATATAGCTTTATCCCAACCGGATCGCCACCGTGTTTTGTTTCACTCGGTAGTTCAATACCTTGTGGTAAACCTTTTCCTTTCTTATCATTTGCTTCTGCCATTTTCTTTTCATCTTCAGGTGTGTAGGGTATCTTATAAGCCCTTGGCGCTACACCTGAGTTCGGATCTACAGTCCATATGTATATCCAGTTCTTATCTTTACTGACCATGTGGTGTATGTACATCTTCTCACCACTTATACCTTCAGCAGTTACTGGGTACCCCATTATCTTTTCAATGTTCCTGTCTACATAAACAGATACGAAAAGCATAATAGGTATCAGGAAATATATTCCTGCGTTCTTACCTCCGTACCTTATTACAACTATCAAAGAGAAGACAGTCATAATAAAGAAGGAGATGATGATTATATTTTTAATTAAATCTATATCCATTATATACCTCCTCTACTTTAAGGTAAGGCTCACGGTTCAAGGTTAAGTGGGGCCTCCATTCACTTACATTCTCCCTTCCAATTGGAGGGTTGTAGTTTGTACCTGCGTTTCCGATAATGTTTGAAGGCATGGTGTTGTAGCCAATAAAACTTCCGTCGCTTGCAATAGAGAACCTTACTATACTTATCTCTTGTCCTCTCTTGTTGTAGGTGTAGTTGTTTTTATATACAATTCCATAAGGGTTGATCTTAATAACCTCTACAGAAAGATTGCCTTGAGACATGTCGAAACCTTTTGTATACTTTCTTGAATAGACATGGACCATAACCTCATACTCACCAGCAACAACACCTCTAAGCGTTATCACTTCTTTGTTTAAAAGAATGGTGTGTACGTTTCCGTTTTCATCCGTGAAGGAATCGTTTGATTTACCTAGGTCATCTTTCTCTAGGTTCATAAGACCTGCAGACTTCTGTCTAAAGGACACTACGTTTCCTGAGGGATCTCTAATCCATATGTCTAGGTCATCCTCAGATGTTGGCTCCCACTCAAGTGTTATAATAAACTCAGCCTTCTTAATGACATCTGCATTCTTGGCTGGCGGTTGTATAAGCATAAAGGCTATGATAAACATCGCCCCGAATCCTGCAAGCAGAATCCAGAGCATGTCTAAGAATGCCGTCATACTTTTAAATCTGGCACGATCCATATTATTTCTCCTGACCGAACTCTAGATTCATCAGTTGAACCTTTGCTGCTAGTGCTCCTACCATACCACATATAGTGGTGTACATTGCAGTGGACAATCCCGTTGCCATGTGTGACAGTGCTTCTTTTAAATCATCAGGGTTGCTAGGGTCTATCTCTACAAAGATCTGACCGAACAGATATATCATACCTGCAACAGTACCTACAAGACCAAGAGCCATCATTGTTTCTGCTAAGAACCAACAGATGTCTATATACTTATTTGTTCTTGTGGTGAACCGTCTATCCTCACCCCCTAAAGATATCCTATAGGCAGCGATGCCTGTAAGAACCACTGAGATTAAGAACACTCCGTAGATAACAAAGCTAATGTTTGTAACGTCAGCTAAGTATATATCTGTAAAGATTCCTGCGCTCCATAACGGCCACACCCCACACAAGGTGATGACCGTAAATAGCCACCACCTAATCAATGTTTTCTTCATGCACCTTTCTCCTCAGCATCATCTAATGCTCTGTTGAACTCACGTATCCTTTTGATGATAGATAGGAACTCTACGATTGTAGTCCACCTGTCAATAAAGAATGCCATAGAGCTTTCTACTCTGCCAAAAGCATTAAGCACTTGGAACAGAATACCCAAGGTAATAAGCTGTTGGAAGTAAGCAGGTGCGAGTACGATCAATGCTAGGTTGCCCACACATAAACCGAATGCTGTCTGCCATACACCGAAACCCATGTACCAGTTGAATAATCTATAGTAGTTTCTCTTAACAGATGAGAACATAGGGAACAGTACTTCAAGAGCTCTGTCCTTAAAGTTATCTTCTGAGTGTACCAGCTGCTTACGGAACTTAGCTTCGACTACTTGATTGTTATACTCTAGCTTAGGTAGTTTCCAACCAAGCAATAAAGATATAACGGTGCCACCAATAGATACTCCAAGCGCTACCCAAACCAAGAACCCCGGAATGATTTCTCCATTCCATACGGGTAGGCCTTCAGATAGTTCCCAAAGGATTGGAAGGAATGCAAACAACACAAGTATGGCTGAGAAGAATCCAGTAAACAATCCTTGTAGGATTTTACCAAACATCATCAGGTCTTCTTGTATTCGTTGAGAGCCACCCTCGATCTTAGCAGGGCACTTGTTCCATCTCCTTAAGTAGTGATGAGTGTTAGACTCTCTCCACTTAAAGCAATACCTTTGTGTCTGCCATGCACCGTACACAGCTATAGGTGTGTATAGCGCAATGATCTCTAGGAAGGAAGGCATTACATCTTCCTTGAGGAGTATAACGTCCCCGATCCTACCAAAGTCAAAGCTTAAGAACAACATCCAGAACCTCTCCTCTTGGAGCGATTGGATTGCGTCATAGATCTCTCTGTTCCACGCGTTGTAATAAACTAGAATCTCTACAGTGAACCAAGAGATTCCTAAAAGCACAGACAACATAGCCCATGCATAGAAGGCATTAGCCCTCGTCCAGAAAAATGATTTTAACATAATACTCCTTATTCTTTTCCTGCTAGAACGTTCTCACCAGAGAAGCCCCAGAAGTCTACATAGTGAGTAGCCATTAACATAAGCTCTGGCATTTCCTTCCAGTCTTTCACGTTAATCCAGTACATAGATGATGATGGGACCTGAAGAAACATTAGTCTCACCTTCTCGCTACTTAGTCCTAAGTTTTTAAGCAGGTCCATAAGCGCTGCAGAAGTTCTGTATGCATTAGCTTCTAGTGCCTGTCTTCCCATGCTATTTATATATTCCTCAGGAGTTCTTGGTGCATGAATACCAAGCCATACATCTCCTATAAGATATCTTATATCACCAGCTAAGAATAATAGTGAGCATGAAGATGCACACATAACTCTCTTCTCATTAGGATCTGTGTTAACTAGTCCGGGTTCGTATAATATCTTACCGTTTTCGTCAAGCACTCTTGATGCCCTAACTACTGTTATAACATTTCTTAGTTTCAGATGGGATGCCAGACAAGCTCCTTCTGCTAGGTCTCCACCGGGAGATTCTAATATAACTGCGAATGGCATTTCATTTGGAAGTTGTGGTACAATCTTCTTGCAATCATCCTTCCTTACAGTACCTGTCATACTATATAGAGTCTCTGATAGTTTGGTAAACTTAAGACCTTTCTTCTCTTCATACTCTCGTATCTCCCAGATCTGATCAGGGATTCCCTTTGTATCCTCCTTTATATCGTAGTTCTTTTTAATTGTATGTAGTGCTGTGCCTCCTAAGGCTAAGCTTACTCCGAATACAATTATAAGTAACCACTGTGTTTCTTTTAAAAACTCTTTAAACATGATGCTACTCCTTCTTTTGTTTGTTCAACTTACGGATTGCTTGTTTATATATTTTGTTTGCACTTCTAAGGGTGCATGAGACCCCAATTGCTTTTGCAACCGGAGTCTTCCAGAGCTTACGCATCAGGCTTACCTTCATAAGAATATCCTAAGGTGTCCTACTCTATCTACCATGATATACAACATGGCTATCTTTTCTTCAGCTGTCATTCTTTGTCTTCCTCCTCTATTAAATCTACCATTTCACATACGTTACCTGTACAGGCCAACGTCTTCATTCCTTTAGTGTTGTCTTCCAGCTCGTACTTACTAATCAAAGACCAGTCAACTGCCTTAGGCATTTTCGATGCCCACTCTTTGTATACCTCTTTAGAGCAGTCCTCATAAGGTGCCTGTTGATAGGTATGATCTGAGTGTGGTAAGAAACTAACACCTGATACTTCATCGAAGTGTTCGTACACCCAAGCTCCTACGTCCATCCACTCGTGTTCTTTAACAGAGATGGTAACGCTTGGCTTGTGTTCACAGTAGTGACGTTGATATATTAACCATAGTTCTAGCTGTTCAATGGCAGTCTTGTCGTCTCTTAGTACCGCACCCTTTGGTGCTGCAGTAGGGAACGTAAAGACCCTGACACTATCTGGCTTAGTTACATCAGGCTCACAAGGGACACCTTGATCTTCCATTAGCTGGGCGATAGGGTCCTTAGCGTCTGCTCTAACTCTACGCAGGTAGTAGTCGTTGTGTCTAGCGTGGATACCACTTGCTGAATCTACAAGCTGTGATACTGTTCCGCTTGGCTTGATGGCTGTCGTTGCTGCAGACTGTGAGATCCCCAACTTCTTAGCCCAAGTTCTATTGACATCAACTACTGTGTGCTTAAGAGACTCCAAGAAATCTTCCAGTTCTTTTGATGGTGTGCTCATGAACTTGTTGTCCATGATTCCTGTTAGGCTTACACCTAGCAATGCTTCCTCTTGAGTATTATCCAGCCACTTCTTACGTAGCCTTTTGATATTGGTTAAGGATGCTTGAAAGGTTCCTAAGATTGTAGCTGCTCGAATCTTTTCCATGATATCGTGAGGTTTATCTTCAGCTCTGACTACAACCTCTGTTAGGTTACAGAACTGACCGTCTCTTAGGATGATCTCAGAGCAAGGGTTACAACCGAACTGGTGTCCAGTATCTCTGCGTCCAATAGATCCAACCTGTCTTATGGCTGCGTCTCTATTAAAGATGCCACGCTCACCAGACTTAGACTCATACAGTGCAAGCCACTCTGACATAAAGATACCAATGTCTGGCTTCTCTGTGTAACATACCGAGTTGTTAGCTAGTGCCATCTCAGGTGTATCGGCCCACCATTGACCAGACTTAGCGTGTCTCATTCTGTCATCAGTAAGGTTCGACAATGAGATGAGGGCTGACCTGCGTACACCACCTACCACTACAACCTCTGCAATCTTGCACATCATGCGGTGACACTCATAAGAGGTTAGTGGTCTGCCTTGAGCGCTCTTGAACATGTTTACCGAGAACCTAAAGAGATCCTCTAATGGTTCAGATCCACTAGCTCTACCGCCAAAGGTTTCTAACCTAGCACCTTTTGGTCTTACTCTAGTCATGTCCCATACAGGGGACTCCCCGTTGTATAGGTAGCTAATCAGTCTACGGAATGCAGACTGCCACCCTTCCTTGCTGTCTGTTACCACGATGGTGTCTTCAATATCCACAATGCATTCAGGTATTTCAGGTAGCTTGCTTATGTGCTGTCGTTCAACACTAAAGCCCACGCCAGTACCATGCATAAGAATGTAAAGACATTCATCGAAAGCTTTCGGATGATCAACACTTAGGTAAGCACAGTTGTAACCAGCGATGTGGTTCTTCTCTAGTGCTGGTCCTGCTGTCATCAGTGCTCTCATTGAGGGCATGATCTTTAGCTCTGCTATGTCCTTTGTTAGTTCATCACGAATAGGTTTGGTTAGTTTGTACTTTGTGTTTTCTTTTAGATGTTTTTCCATGAAGTCAAAGTATCGTGAGATAGTTTCGTCCCATGTTTCTCTTCTATTCTTTTCTGGTAGCCATCGTGCGTACCTTGATAGTGCTATAAAGTTTTGATAGTCTGTTGGTAATTTATTTGTTGTCATTTTCTTCTCTTTTATTTTCAAATGGACCACCCTTTCGGTACAGTCCGTGTTTTTCAAAGCTAAACCATGAGACGTCTATCTTGCTTAACTTTATAGCTAACCTCATGTCATGTGAGGGGTTCTTATATCCTCCGTTCACTTCATATAAGGTTGCCTCAGCCCTCTTCTTCTTCGCCATTGTGTTTCCTCATATATTTAATAAGTCCTTCTGCTACTTGAACATCGCTCTTAAGGAATCCTTCAGCTGAGTTGCACCAATTGCAAAGCAACCCTCTAATCTTGCCGGTACTGTGACAGTGATCAACACACAGTGTGTGGTCTTCATCAAGCCCGTAATCACAGGCCTCATTTGCACAAACACCACCTTGTTCCTCAAGTCTTTGGTCGTACTCTTCCTTGGTCATGCCGTATGTATTAAGTAGGTAGTAGTCTGGATTGTCTTCACGAAACTTCTTGCTCCTATCTCTATGACAACCTTTGCACTCCTTGAATCTTCCAAACTTAGAGTTCTGTTTGTAAAACTCTTCGGAAGTTTTAACCTTAAAGCATGTCTTGCATTTTATCCATTGTAAGCTAGACATTTATATCCTCCGTATTATCCTTTGTTTATTTTTATTTCTAAGTCCTCCTCTCCATCTTCGTTCATTGTTACTTTATATGTTAATGTTCCACTGTGGTGCATAACAATTGCATCTGCCATCCCCTCAGCGTACTGACTTATTCCATACTTCCTAGCCGAGTAGAATATTCCTATTGCTACAACACCCCATAGTAGTACATACAACATGCTCATATCTAAATACATAATTACTCCCAGTTATCTATAATAATATCGTCGGCAATCTCTTTTATAAATATCTCTGTGCTACCCTCAAGTGCCCATATCTTTCTCGATGATTGCTTTACTATTTGACAGTCGTCCTTGAACGCGACCCCTGTTAGAGAATCCAAGATGGCTTTCTCATAATTATCAAGGTCTGCATTGTTGTCACAGTATCTCCCTAAGCGCTCCTCCTTCCTCTTCTTAGACCATGACTTAGCCATGGGTACAAAGAAGGTCATGTCGGCAAATAAGAGCCCCTGAAGGTACGTTTGGACCTGTTCTTGTGTCAGCTCCTTCATTGTATCCTTGTAGTTCTTATACTTCTTGCCATAGTATGTTCCCCACCTCGTAACACGTGGTCTTGAGGCGGGTACTGGGTCTATCTTAAATCGTAGATCCAGCATGTTCATCTAGGTTACCCTTAGGTAGTGCTTTATAGTAGGCGCTCCTCGATACTCTTCAAGGTTGACATTGGTAAGCTCTCTGATCTTGGAATAGTTAACCCTACCCTTAGCTTCTGAGTGCTTGAGTTGAACTCCACCGCCAATACATGACTGCCCTTTAGATATATTAATAAGATCTTCTCTTAAGAGTTTCTCTGTTGAGGCGAGTCCGTCAAGTTTTGCTTTGACCTCTCTCCACTGTCTTGCTTTGACAAGCCAAGCTTCATCATCAACCGCAAGGACATCTTCTTTAAGAGCCTCTGGTGGTTGTTGAGCCCAGTACTTTGTCCAAGCCTCTGTGATTGAGTCTTGTGCCTTCTTGTCAGCCTTGACTATCTGAAGTAGTCCTGATGTATTCTTAACATCGTAAACCCAGAAGTAAAGTTTGGTTGCCCCAGCTACCAGCATCTGTTGTTGACACTGAAGCCAGTACTGCTCAGGCATTCTACCTGTCTCTGCTACCTCTATCCATAGGTCTGAGGTTGCACCCTTTAGTGGGCACTTGATCTCTAAGATGGTGTTGTCATCCTCTCTCCAGCCATCTAGTGACGCACCCATAGGGATGCTCTCGTCTTCAGTTAGGATTACTACTGGCTCCCATTGGGCACCCATCTCATCCTCAAACATTTCACGAGCCTCATCCTCATACTTGTTACCATGCTCCATGGCAAAGTTTGTTTCGATCTTTATCTCACCAGTCTTAATCTTGTATAACCCCAGTGGTGTCTTTGGCTCCCATTTGGATACACCTAGTAGTGCTCCAACTTCTGATGCCATTCCACATCCACTACGAACGTCTAACCATTCTTGAGATCCTTGAGGTAAGTCTTTGTCTTTAATTATTTTCATATTGATTCCTAATCTAAGTTGTTTAAGTAGTCCAACCAATCCTCTCCAATTACTGGAGGGATAAGTATGTTTACTTTTATATCTTTAGCAGCAAGCCTCTCAGCCAGCTGATAAGCAGACTTCTGTCCAACGAAAGACGCATCGTTATCTGCATAAATATCTACAGCCTTTACGTCTTCTGGTGGCTCGAAGGTTGCCATACAGTGTGCGTTCATGACACTAAAGGCGGGTAGCTCAGATACTTTACTTGCAGCTAGTGCAGTTTCGATACCTTCAGCTAAACATATATGTCCTTCATGGTCGTGAAGTCTAATTGCAGCACCAGTGATGGTGCCCTTTGGTGGCATAATCTTTCTGCTTGTCATGCCTTTAAGCTTCTCCCCGTTATGTGTGTACGTTATGTGGTACGACACACCCGCACCCTTGGCATCTTGAATCAGTCCAAGCATTGCAGGGAATGGTCCGAGCTTTACACCCTCTTCCCATGTGTATAGCTTAGCCTCCTTCAGGGTGTCTGGGTAGGCGTTCAGGCCACGACTCCTTAAGTAGTCAGCGACACTACCTGTAAAGTTAACAGGCGTACTCATACGAGCTACCTTCTTAAGCGCAAGGGTTGGGTCTTTCTTTGGCTTGCTAACTTGTACTGTTGTGTGATCGATGATAGGTCTAATAGAATCTAAGCAGTCTACAAAGCTCCATCCTTTTACCTTTTGTAATAGTTCAAAGCCATCGCCAGCACCACATGTATTACAGTAGTACGTTCCTCTGCCGTCCTTATCATCAAATCTAAATCTGTCTGTACCTTCTTCACATATTGGGCAAGGCCCATGCCTGTTCTGCAGATACTCTCTGTCGATACCGAGTGCTGTTAGCACACCGTACCATTTACCAGTAACATCTAAATGGTTACTCATTACTACCTCCGTTTATTTTTTTTACTCATTGCTGCTTTTATTTGTAAGTGCTTGATGTAGTTCCTACATTCCTTGCTGGGCTTTGTTGCTTCTGCACTAGAATAGTTCGGTAACTCTTTGAACCTATTCTTATATGTATGAAACGCCCATCCGGTACTGTATCCTTTCATAGCACAGTAGCCTAGAAGCATGGAGTAGAACTCCTCTCTAAACTCTGGTGCATATGTTAACTTCTTCTTGACAGTTCTGGTGGCCTTGTCGACCCACCCTAGTTCTGCATCAATAACTTCTACGTACTTTGATTTCTTCTCTGCCACGTGACCACACTTGGGACAGATGTTTGATCCGGAGTATGCCGTAAAGCATCCATCACAAATAATCATAGTCTCTTCCTTATCTCTTTGTTCTTTTCTTTCTTGTATTGATAGTGGCTTCTTAGGATCTAGCGACCACTTTACTTCGTCTTCAACAAACCCATGCATGTACACAGCACCTGAATGGTCAATGATAGTGGCGTGTTCCTTGCCGGGGTAGGGTCTAAGAACTCTACCAACCATTTGAATGTACATACCTAAAGACTTTGTGGGTCTAGCTAGTACACATACTTCAGCAGGGGGGCAGTCAAATCCCTCAGTTAAAACCATGCAGTTACAAATTACCTGAATAGTTCCTGAGTTAAACTCTGACAGTACCCTTTCGCGTTCGTCGTGGTCAGTTGTTCCATCAATGTGTGCAGCTCTAATCCCCATATCTACAAAGGATTCTGCTAAGTTCATTGAGTGGCTTACTGATGTTGCAAACACAATTGTTTTCTTTCCTTGTGCTATCTTCTTCCATGATGATATAACATCACCTACTAGTTGAGGGTTGTCCATACGTTCTGCCAACTGAACTGAATTGTAATCACCCATAGATGATTGAATACCTTTCAGGTCTGGGATAGTTGGTGCATAGTATGTTGCTTTGACTAAACTCCCTTGTTTAATAAGCCATCCGATAGAGGGTGCCTGAACCATATCACTAAAGATATGACCAAGACCCCTACCATCTGACCTAACTGGGGTAGCCGTGAGTCCAAGGATATGTGCATCCTTGTACAATTTGATTAGCTTAAGATATGTATTACTTAAGCATCTGTGAGCCTCGTCAATGATAACGAGGTCTGCCTTAGGTAGCTCTTCATGCTTGTTTGTTATTGACCGTGATCTTAACGTGTCAATCGACGCTACTTGAACGTCGTACCAAAACTCAGCTGATGAGCCTGCCATAATTATTCCATGCTTAATGCCGAAAGCATCTAGCTTGCTTGAACATTGTGTGATTAACTCTCTGCGGTGAGCAAGGAACAGTACTTTCTTTCCTTGTTCCACAAAGTGTTTCACAAATGCGGATGCCATCACGGTCTTCCCAGACCCTGTGGCAGCTTGAAGTAACACGTTCTTGTTACCTCGTCTATGAGACCGAATGATATTGTTCAGCGCATCCTTCTGATACTGTCTGAGTTCCATTCGTTTTTCCTTTTATATTCTTATCATTTTTTCTATTGGTATGTGAACAACAGGCTCAACGTCTGCTGAGTCTCTTTTGTTTACTGTACGGCCACCCCATTTAATCTCAAACTCATCTTCATCTGAGTATACATAGTAGTATATCCCATCTGTAAACTTTGCAACAAGTATAAACTCAAGATTGTTGTGAGTCTTAAACTCTATACCATGATTCCACTTTGATAGTGATAGCAATAGTGTTGAGTACTTATTGTGGGCATTGTTCCTAGCCTTAACCTCAACCATTGCCTTAGCCACCCCTCCTCTTGTTAGCAGGAAGTCTAACCTATAACTAATAGGTAGCTTATGAAGCTGACAGTTCCATTCTGATGCCATAACCTCTGAGACTTTTTGTTCGTTGGATATGTCAAACTCTGTTTCATAGCGGGGTCTGTTTATCTTCCACTTATTATCTGATTTATTCATATACTTCCTTTTTAGTTCGTCATACTCTTTAAGGTTTTCATTGACACTCATATTAATCCTCCATATCGTAGAACGCCTTTGAGATTATCTTGCAGAAGTCAGATCTAACGATGTCGTTAAGGTCGTCAAACTCTGTCACTCCAATGTACTTGTTTAAGTAGTCTAGTTGCTCGTGCATATCGACCAGCATGTTTAGCCCACTTGAATTTCCTTTGGCTGCTTGGTTTAAGTCACCAGTTATAACAACCTTAGATCCTGTACCTATCCTCTTCAGGAACATTTCCATTTCTTTAGGTGTTGTGTGTTGGGCTTCATCCAGCATAATAAAACTGTTGTCCCATGTTCTTCCTTGCATATACTCAAAAGGGACTACATCAATTGAACCGTCTGCAATATATTTCTCAACGATTCCATTCATGTGTCTCTTAAGGACATCCATATAAGGTACGACCCATACCGCCATCTTCTCTTCCATCTCTCCGGGAAGGAATCCAATTGTTTTACTATCGGATACGTTCGGCCTGCACAAGATAATATTAGCCTTCTTGTTGTCTGTCTTAAACTGAGCAGCAAGTGTCGCTGCGATGTACGTTTTACCTGTACCTGCAAACCCTAATCCTACAGATACTTGCTTGTCCTCAATGGACTGAATGTAGTATCCTTGTGATATTGATAAAGGTTCTAATTTAATTTTACGGCTAGTCTTTGCTTGTCTTTTGGTCATATACCCTCAGAATGATTAAAGTAAGTGAGCAGTTTTACGCCAGTGCTCAGGGGCACTCCTTGTCGGGAGGTTAGAACGGTACGTCTTCGTCGTCTTCTTCAACGATGTCTACTGCTGGCCTTGCGGCATATGTAAACTCGTCTGCAGTACCACCACCTGAGTATTCCTCAAGGGTAACTACTTGGACTCCAACTAGAGTTGGGGACTTGCCAGCCTTTCCAGCATATTCCCAGTCTCGTACCATGTATTGGATGTTACAGACAGAGCCATTGCCAATGATGCTTTGCTCCATCTCGTCCCCGTATTGATCTTTTACAAATGGAGGTGAGATAGGGTTCTTCTCCATCTGTCCTGATACAGGATTCTTTTTATTAAAATGAGTGTTGCGTTTGATCTTTACATAGGGCTCGCCAGTTTCATTATCGAAGCGCTCCTTCTGTGCATAGCCGTCAGCTACCCATTGTTTAGAATCCTCAGGTGAAAGGTAAGCGTCGATTGACCACTCCGTATCCTCTGAGGCGAACTTAGTGCTGGGATTGTCTCCAAGCCTAGGCCATTTTATCTTTACATTTTTAAGTATCATTTATTTTCCTCATACTTAGTTAAAAAATAACAGGGGTTTCCTGTTCTTATAAAGTCCCACACCGTGAGAACTTTTCTTGCTTAGAGTACCCGTAGGGGACTCCAAAAAAAGGTGCCATACAATCCCCCCGGAGGTGTGGTAGTGGGGGTATGTATGGCGTTTTTCTATTAAGCTGCGGTACCTACCACAGACTACAGCTTATTATTATTTATTGATTGTTAATTAAAAAAAGTGTTTCCTATAAGGTCTGGAACAAAAGTCTTGGCGGGTTCCTAAGCCTTAAAAGGCTCTCTAAGTCTCTTAAGTACCTTTAGGGGTTCATCCAGCGTTTTGAAACATACCCCCTTTATCCTCTAATACGTATTAGAGATAAAAAGGGGTATCATTGAACCGCACCCTTATTAGCAAAAGAAGAAGTCCGAACCTCTTATATCCTCTAGTGTCAGTAAGCCAAGCTCAGGTTCTTTCTCATCGAAAGGCTCATTATATATTAGCTCGTCCCTCATGATAGAGAATATATCTTTCTCGTACATCTTTATGAACTCCTCCTTGGTTGTGTTTATAAGAAAACCTACGTCAGCAGCATGAACACTGAAGCTATCGTGAATAGCACCAAATGATTCAAGACCCAAACTGTTTATCACCATAGACATATGACTAGCATCATAAGAGTGTACCCAGTTAGCTCCGATTGCAGACAGGTGCTCAGCTAAGGCAGGTGTATCTGTTACATCAAGATAGATGTGACCTATAGTACGACCTTGTAGAGTCCCTTGGTACTTTTTCTTACGAGATACCCACTTCTGAGTGAGCACAGGGAATCCTGAAGGAGTTGTCCAAGACACATCCTTAACTCTCATCTGTTTCACACGGTGTTTCACGAGCGCCTGAAGGTACTTCTTAATCTTAACAGGCCCACAGCAGACAGTATCGTATGCCGACACCAAGTCCTTACCCAATGCTCTTGAGTCTGACCTTGTTATCTTATACTTGGCTGTGATACCAGCATCATAGGAATCTTGATAGATAATTTCACCAATCTTTCTAGAGCCAGCATCGTAAGCCCTTGTCATTGAGCCACGCTTGCTAATACCTTTCCTAATGAGCTTCATAGGGATCTTTCTTAGTTTCTTACCTATGTCAGTATCCTCGTTAAGAGTTATCATTTCTCTACCAATAGTTAAGTAGAAATCCTTAGGCATATCCATCGGTGTTAACCCAACAAGCTCACCAGCTCTCTCGTCAAGAGACATTGCTGCTAAATGCTGCGTTCCGTTGTTAACTCCGTCGATTGAGATTGGCATACCAGACATGTAAGGATCACCAGTCAGTGAAGCACCAACGATTCCTCCAAGTTCAAAGCATAACGATAGGAAAACCCAAGGCTTCTCAGCAGACATCCAGTAGTCTAAGTGTTCCATTGGGTTCTCAGCAACGTCAAGTAAGTGGTCGATATGTTCTACCGTCCAATTGTGCTTATCGTTAACACCCATCTTATCTACAGATATATCTGACAGACCTTGCTTCTTGAGTTCTGATATATAATCTAACTCTAGCCAGTCAGTAGCTTCTAGTTCTTCCAGCGAATACGTTTGGTTGAACGAGGAAGCGACATGCATAAAGGTATATTCAACACCTTCTTGGTTGAGCTCTTTTTCTGTAGCGAACAGGAAGTGTCCCCTTGCAAGGTCGTTTGATTGGTAGCTAAAGTAAGGGTCTTTGTTATATATACGACCCCTATAGTCTAGATACATACCTTGGTAGAACTCATAACCTAACCATCCGGGTTGTGTTTCCGTACCACTAACAGTCTCTATAATTGCTTTGTTACGAGCAGCTTGAGATTGAGTACGTAGACAGTATTGCTTATCAGTCCATCTACGGTTCTCTAGATTGTAAGCCTTATGAACTTTATGAAGAGCCTCTCTTGTTTCTTCCAGCTTCTTCTTGTTCTTTAGCTTCTTAAGTCTAGCCGTTAGTCTTTCCACTTCCTTCTCAAGAGTCGGCACAGTAGATGAGTTACCTCTGTGTGGCTCGAAGATATCTCCGTTACGATACACATCAATACCCTTTAGGTGTGCGTTTACATCATCTCTACGTATGTCAGAGGTGTCAAATGGCACATCGTTACCTTCAAAGTCTTCCAAGGTTATAAATGTTTCTGTTAATTTGTCCTTTAACAGAAGACTTATCTTAGCAATGTCAGGGTTTATCTTCCATTTAACATTTTCAAGGGTTTCCATGGACTTCATGAAGAGTGAGTTATCGAATTGCTCGGTAACATCCACAGTAGACTTTATTAAGTTCTCTTGTACCCCTTCAGTTACTCGTCTACCTTTAACCCACGACTTGTAAGGTCTTAGAGATATACCTATACGATCTCTAGGATCAAGGGATATTTTAGGGAACTCTTGCCCCATTTCTAAGACATAAGGATTATAGTTAACTTTCTTCTTAATACCCTTGTCATACACCTCCTCTACTCTAAAGTAAGGCTCACGGTTCAAGATAAGGTACCTCTCGTCGATTAAAAGATCTAACACGAAGTCACCTACCATGAGGGAGTTTGCAGCGCTAGGATCGAATCCTTGGGGGTTTAGTATGTTTATAGCAATATCTCCAATACTCTTAGAGGTTGCTGTTAGTTTAGCTATTCCGTCACCCTTTCTAAACTTCTGGATGAGGAAACTAAAGGTATTATTAAGTATCTTTACGCTTCTGAAGTCGTTATAAAGACATTGAGTGTCTCTAAATAACTTAGCAGCTCCAGATCTGTTGTTCTTTCTGGAGGTTATTCTATTCTCTAGAATATCTGCCAGATTGTTTATAGTATTCGTTTCCATTACACCTCCGTAAGTAAACTCGCACCCTTATTCTCTAAAGGGGCTATAAGTCATTGATTATTATACCATATTATTCATGTGTTATCCTTGCTATCTCTCTCTCAATATACCACTTAGCCTTTTTAAGGTCTTCAATACCTCCATCATCATGCTTAAGGTCAGCCCTCCATATATATTTGAGGGCGTTACCTAGGCAAAAGTTCATGTGTTCAGTGATTGCTATGGCCTCAACCCCAGAGGGGTGAGACTTATAGTGTTGTGGATTAATATTATCTGCGATTTTCTTTTTCATCGTGGAGCTCCCATATTATTACCAGTAAAAAACCTATGAACATAAAGATTGCGATTGCTGAATTAGTCACTCTCTTCTAACTCCTCGATTTGTTTGTTGTAGTGCCTCACAGCAGTGTTATAGAGCACGTAAGCTGCAGTATAGGCGGCTAGTCTATCACCACCTTCTGTCGGTATTTGTTTAAGAATATCGTCAGCGTATTGCATAGCCTCGTTTAGAGTACCTCTGTTAGCAAATAGTTGATGCTCTTCTAGTCCTACAATTGTTGCAAATTCTAATTTCTTCTCCATGCTTCCTCCGTGATAGACTCTTCAAGCTCTGTGATACTTTTAACTTGACGTTTTTCTAATATATCTTCTAGCGCCTCAATAGTATCTACCTCAGCGATATCCATAAGGTAGTCAAGAACCTCTCCATCAGTATGGTTCTCACGTATATGTTCTTTTTTCGTTTCTAAAGGGTCTTTAACTATGTATTCAGCGTACTCTTGAGTTACACCCTCTATCTGTGCGGTACTAGCATAGTAATCAAAGTCAAAGCCATCCCATCCTAGCGTAAGCTTCCTCATTTCATCTTCAGCTATCATTTCAGCTTCATCTGCATTATCTGCCTCAGGGAATAGATATATTGTCTGTATGTCCACTCCAACTTCCCATATATATTTCTTCATTTTATTTCTCCGTTAGTTATTTTCAAAATCATCTTCTTGTAGTGTTGTGTAGTAGGCGTATTCACCTTCATCTTGCTGGTACTGCTTAAGATATTCTTTCTTGGAGTCTATCCCGTGCTCTGCTCCTTGTTTAATCATGCATGTGTAGTCATCACCACAATAAACATAACAGCCGGTATCAACTTTGAATACGCCTTCATATAGTTCTAGTTCCTTTTGACAAGAGGAGCATTTCATGTATTACTCCTCATGTCTTCAATTATATCCATAAATGTATCGTTAATACTTGACCAGCTCATCTTGTAATCAGCATGTTCAATAAGATCTAGCCATTCTTCATCTGTTAGTGTTGTGTCTGCGTTAAATTCAACAGTCTCTTTGGTCCACCAAGCAACAATAAGCTCTTGTTTAAGCCCTTCTTCTGTTAGTTGGTCTATTGCGTCAATTGGTGTCATTAGTAGTACTCCCCTTTGAAGTGTGATTTAAGATGTTCTTCTACTTGGTCTTGTAGGCTAACGATTCCAACACCTATAAGGTTGTTGGACTCAATAATAACATCAAGTATTTCGTTAATACTTACGTCATTGTCAAGCATGAACTCATATATTTTTATTTTCTTTTTATCGGTCATTATCTTCCTCCATAAGGTTTATTGCTAGTTTTTGT